TGTTTGATGATACTCTTAGTGTAACAGATGAACCAGAGGAAGAAAGAATACATTCAGATCAGGATACATTTGCTAAAGGTAACATAGGGAAGAAGAAAAAAAACAATCCTTTCTTAGCTATAAGTAAAGGAAAGAAATCTGCTAGAGGGTCTACCAAATTCAAGAAGTCACCTTCTGCTACCTCTAGTCTTAGAATTTAACAAACTATGGAATATATTAATGTAGATAATAATAATGAGGAAAACGACTTAGGTTATGCTCAAGGAATGTATGCAAGTCTAAAAGGAGAAAGAGAACCTTTCTTAGATAGAGCAAGATCATCCTCAGAACTCACAATACCTTCACTTTTAGTGAACGAAGGACACTCTAGTTCCTCTATTTTACCTACTCCATTTCAATCTATAGGAGCAGAGGGAGTTAATAATTTATCTAGTAAATTACTCCTATCTCTTATTCCACCTAATACACCTTTTTTTAGATTAGTAATAGATGATGCCGAGTTAGAAAATCTATTAGCCGATCAAAGAGGGGAAGCAGAAGAAGCCCTATCTAGGATAGAACGAATGGTAGCTCAAGAAATTGAGGTACGTGCATTACGTGTTCCTATTTCTGAGGCATTAAAGCATTTAATAGTGGCAGGTAATGTCTTAGTGTATCTACCAGAAAAAGAACAGATGAGAGTTTTTAAACTGGATAGATATGTTGTTAAAAGAGATTCGATGGGTAATGTATTAAAGATAATTGTTAAAGAAACAATGTCTCCATTATCCTTACCGGATAAGGCTAAATATTTAGTAGCTGAAATAGATGAAGATGAAGTACCAAAAACAAGTATTGATCTTTTCACCTGTGTTAAATGGACAGGTAAGAATTGGAAAATACATCAAGAGGTAGAAGGTAAAGTTATACCAGGAAGTGAGGGATCATTTCCAAAAAATAAAAATCCATTCATTGCTCTAAGATTTACACATATAGATGGTGAAGATTATGGTAGAGGATTTGTAGAAGAATACATTGGAGATCTAAAATCATTAGAAACATTAACTAAGGCTATTGTAGAAGGTAGTGCGGCTGCTGCTAAGATACTATTCTTGGTACGTCCAAATGGAACTACAAGAATTAAGACACTTGCTGACTCACCTAATGGTGCTATAGTAAGTGGAGATAGTCAAGATGTTTCTACACTTCAATTACAAAAATCTGCTGACTTTAGAGTTGCTCAAGATACAATAAGAGTTTTATCTGAAAGATTAGGACGAGTATTTCTTATGAATTCTTCAGTCCGTAGGGATGCTGAGAGAGTGACAGCAGAAGAAATAAGAATTGCGTATCAAGAATTGGAAATAGCATTAGGTGGAGTTTATTCTATTCTATCACAAGAATTCCAGTTACCAATGGTACAACTTATCATGAATAAATTGAAGAAAGAAAAGAAACTTCCTCCATTTCCTGATGATTCTTTAAAGCCTATGGTAATTACAGGAGTAGAGGCACTAGGAAGAGGTCAAGATTTGAATGAACTCTCAGGATTCTTACAACATTTAACTGCTCTTGGTCCTGAAGTAATTATGCAAGAGTTAAATGTTAGCGAGTATATCACTCGTTTAGCGGCCTCACTTGGTATTGAATCTAATGGTCTGGTTAAATCTGAAGAAGAGAAACAACAAGAAGCACAGGCAAGACAGAAACAACAAGAAGCTATGCAGGAACAGCAAATGATGAGTGAGGTAGTGACTAAAGTTGCTCCAGAACTAGCCAAAGGCGAAATGCAAAGTCAACAAGAACAACAATAAAAAGGAAGGTATAACATGGCAGATACTAAAGTAATCGAGACATTTGAAGAAGAGGCTCCAGAAAGTCAGGAGCATGTACAAGAAATGATTGATAAGGCTGAACGTGTTCAGAGTGTTCCAAGAGAAGATGGAAAACCTAAGTGGCTTCCAGATAAGTTTGAGAGTCCTGAAGATTTAGCAGAAGCGTACTCTCAATTAGAACAGAAATTATCATCTGGAGATACACCACCTCCAGAGGAACAAGAAGAAACTCCCCAACGAGCAGATATAGACGAGGTAACTAAAGCATTACAAACACAAGGGTTAGACTTTGCAAAATATGCAACAGAATATGCACAGCAAGGTGAGTTAAGTGATGCTTCGTATGATGAATTAGCTAAAGGTGGAATGAATGCTGAAGTTGTAGATACGTGGATAGCCGGTCAGTCTGCAATAGCTAATCAAATAACAGAAAGAGCATATGAATCTGTTGGTGGACAACAAGAATATAATAATCTTTTAGATTGGGCAAAAGCCTCCTTACCAGAAAATGAGATAGATGCTTTTAATAGAGCAATAGAGAATACAAATACAGATGATGTACTCTTTGCAATTAAATCTTTACAAGCAAGAAAGAATGTAGAAGTTGGTGAGACTCCAACTCTATTACAGGGTGATACAGGTGGGAAAAGTGTTAGTTCTTATAAATCAGTAACTCAACTGACGAAGGCTATGAATGATCCTCGGTATCAAAATGACCCTGCTTACAGGGATGAAGTGACACAGAAGTTGTCACAATCATCCATTATGTAATACTTCCAAAAATACTACACAGAGTAAATTTTAGCCCATTGAGGTGGATAACTTTGATTGAACGGATGTGGTTATAAATGGATTTTTATAATCAAAATGCTGGAATTAAATTCAGTATAACTTTAATCAATAAGGAACAATATGGCACTTCAAGGAGCCTCAAATGCTTTGAACGCTGCGGCACAACGTAGTGGTCAAACGAATGAAGCCGGTGACGTAAGGAATTTATATTTAAAACTTTACGCTGGTGAAGTCATGTCTGCTTTTCAGACGAAAAACATCATGATGAACTACTGCCGAGTGCGGTCAATTAAGAAAGGTAAGTCTGCCCAGTTTATTATGACGGGTAAATACCGAGCCGCAGAATATCATACACCAGGTCAAGAGATCATGCCTGATGTAATAGCAGCAAATGCTGAGCGAGTAGTCTCAGTTGATGATCTCTTAATCGCTGCACAATTCATCCCTAATATTGATGAAGCAATGCAACACTTCGACATCCGTTCAGTCTATACACAGGAATCAGGTTATGCTTTAGCGAAAGCTGCTGACCAGAATATTCTTCGTATGGCTGTTAAAGCCGCACTATGTACAAATAAGCAACGTGCAAGTAAAATGATTCAAGATTATGATTCATGGGATGATGAAGATTTCTCAGCTAATCATACTTATGCCGCTAACTTTGCTAATTCAAAGAAAGCTGCCTATTTTATGGAGGGTATGATTGAAGCCAAACGTATTCTTGAGAGTGCAGGAGCACCTCTTGAGGATCTTGTTTGTGTAATGGCAACCGATCAATATTACTCGTTGTTCAAGACAGTATCAAATACTGAAGCAGTCTCTGCTTTGACAATGTTTAATAGAGATGTAGGTGGAGGTGGATCAATTAAAGATATTGATCTTCCAATGATTGCAGGTATTCCTGTAGTCAGAACTCCTCATCTTGGATCTTTAGGTGCTTCAGCATGGACATCCCCATTATGGACAAATGCTACTGATCCTGCACTTTCAACTGGTTCAAGACCACTTGCTAATACCGCAGGATCAGGTAGAACTACTCAGTATGATCTTCCTCAAGCCTATACTGCTGCTACTGCCTCTGGTAGTAACATTGGTGCTGTTGGAGGTCTTGATGGCACAGATGCTATTGATCTAGAGAACGAATCTCTTACAGTTCGTGCTTTAGTGATGCATAAAGATGCTGTTGCAACTGTGAAACTGATGGATCTCTCCGTTGAGTCTGAGTATCAGATTGAACGTCAGGGTACTCTGATTGTTTCTAGGTATGCAATGGGTCACAACGTACTACGTCCAGCAATGTCCGTAGCACTGATGGCTCCAGCAGCTTAGTAAATTAGGGCAACAGGAGGTTCTCTTCCAAACGGAGTGACCCTTCCTCATTCCAGTTCCTCCTGCTCTGCCCTTTTCCTCTCCCCCTTTTTCTTATTATCTTTCTCATTTAATTATATGGCAACATTAACAAACACTACCAAACTAGATGCTGTCAATACGATACTTATTAGTATTGGCGAAGCACCTGTTAATACATTAGGTTCTGGATTACAAGAAGCAGAGATTGCTGAAATAGTCCTAAATAATGTTAATCGAGAGGTACAAAGTATAGGATGGACATTTAATACCGATCTCCGTAAGACTCTATCACCAAATACAAGTGGTTATATAGACTTACCATCTAATTGTATGAAAGTAGATACAAAATCAGTTCTTAGAGATTATACTACAGATATAGTAGAACGAAGTAGACGACTCTATGATAGAGTAACTAATTCATTTATTTTTACAACAGATATTATTGTAGATATGGTATTCCTATTACCTTTTGATGGAATTCCAGAAGTGGCACGAAGATATATTACTTTAAAGGCAGGAAGAAAGTACCAAGAAAATATAATAGGATCACCAATATTATCTAAACTACAGGCTGACGAAGAATCCCTTGCTTTTATTGCTTTACAAGAAGCGGAGGCAGGAGTAGGAGATTATAATATATTTGATCATTATGACACATACCGACATTTAGATAGATATATATCCACATCTTCCTCTACACTAATTTAATAAACATATGCCATTAGTATCCAAATCTATTCCAAATCTCATTAACGGAGTTTCTCAACAACCTCCCGAAATAAGATTAGCTACTCAAGGTGAATTACAAGAAAATGCATTAGCAAGTGTAGCAAATGGCCTAGAAAAAAGACCTGGCAGTACAGTAGTTAAGAAAATTTTATCTACTACAAGTGGTTCATTTCATATTCATTCAATACGAAGAGACGAAAATGAATCTTATACTGTCTTGCTCGGTGGTACTAATGGTGCAGCAAGTGATAAATTTCTAAAAGTATTTGATAAGGATGGGAATGAAATGCCCGTCCAAAAAAATAGTTATGCAAGTACTCCAGTATTTGCTACAATGGATAATGCCGGACTATCTTATTTTTCTGATGTAGCAGACTTTTCTACAGATGTAAAATCTACTACTATTACAGATACCACCTTTTATGTATCCAATAAAAAAACTGTCACAAAGGCTACCTCAGATGCAGAGACTTCAGGTCAGGATGGTGGTTCATCTGTTTCACCAAGAGGTTCGGTAGGACTCGGAGCTACTTCTTATGAGGCAATAGTATATGTCAAAAAGGGTGGGCATAATAGTAAGTATGTAGTAAGTATTAAAGTAGGAAGTACCTATTATAAAGTAGGTTACCAAACTCCCGCTACCATACCTGTGACCAACCAAGAATATATTGGTACTGATGCAATAGCAGATGCTCTTTTTAATGGACCAGATAATTTAAGTGGAAATGGTTGGGGATTATTTGATGTTTCCGGTAAAGATACAGTAATAGTTTTAACAGAATGTACTTTAGTAGATACAGATGCAACAATAGTAGTATCAAGTACAACTGGTATTTCTGTGGGAATGGCAGTAGCAGGAACAGGAATTTCAGAGGGAGCAACAGTTTCAGCAGTAACTGATAGCACTCATTTAGAACTTACTTCTAATGCTACAGTAGGTAGTTCTACTATTACTCTAACATTTGGTACTGCTGGTAGTGATTTAGAAAAGACAGGATTTGGTGGTAGAAGGCCTACAGTTAATGTGGATATAGATGGAACTACATTAACAGATAATGTATGGAAAGCGGGTTTTGATGGTAACATGCCAAGTGGAATGACATGCACATTAAAGGGAAGTATACTCCATTTTAAACATACCTCAGATTTCTCAGTCTCGACTACTGACTCACATGCCGACACAGATTTATTTGGTATTAAGGGAGCCATAGGAGGTGGAGAAACAAGAAGTTTCAAATCACTCCCCGGAGAAAGTGTTCCCGATGGTTTCATTACTAAAATAGCTGGTGATGATACGTTACAAGAAGATGATTTTTATGTGAAATTTGAGGCAGATGATCAAGATAAAGGTGTGTGGAGAGAATGTGCGGGTCCAGAATCAACCGAACATATGAATTATGTAAATCTTCCACATAGATTAGTTAGATTATTTGATGATGGTAAAATAACTACTGTAAATCCTTTAGGAATAACATTTGTATTTGAGGCAGTAGTAAAAACAGCAGATGCAGGGAGAACAGTATCAGGTACAGCCAGTACAGACTTCTCTAGGATAGGTTGGAATGCCAGATTAGTAGGAGATGATGATCTAAGTCCCTTCCCATCATTTGTGGGAGGAACTATCCAAGATATATTTTTCCATAAAAATAGAATAGGCTTCCTAGCAGATGAAAATGTAGTAATGAGTGAGGCCGGTAACTACTATAATTTCTTTCCAACAACTGTGATAACAGGATTAGATAGTAATCCTATAGATGTTACAGTCTCCAATGATAAAGTATCCCTCCTTAAACATGCAGTACCTTTTAGTGAGTCACTTCTATTCTTCTCAGAACTACAACAGTTCTCTCTAAATTCCCCCACCGGAGTACTTTCACCCGCAACTGTTTCTATAGATGTCACAACTCAATTTGAATCAGATGCTAACGTAAAGCCTGTCTCAGTTGGTAGGTATGTTTTCTTTGCATTTCAAAGAGGAGAATTCTCAGGTGTAAGAGAATATTTTGTAGATAATAGTAAAGAAGTTAATGATGCAATAGAAATTACTGCTCACGTTCCTCAATATATACCTGGAAAAATAACAAGAATGATTTCTTCCAGTAATGAGTCTCTTCTTGTTTGCCAAAGTAGCACAGATAAAACCAGTTTGTATATTTATAAATATTATTGGCAATCACAAGATAAAATTCAATCTTCATGGTCAGTTTGGAAATTTGGAACTGGTAATGAGGTTATAAATTGTCAGTTTATTGGTTCTACACTACAGATTTTAATTAAAAGAAATGATGGTATATATTTAGAAAATATTAATTTATCAACTGATACTGCAATAGCACTTACAGAAGATAAAACATCGGTACTCCTAGACAGGAGAGTTAAATTAGAATATGATGCAAGTTTTACTTTATCTGCCACTAATTTACCTTACTATGCTACAAGAGCTAGTCTACCTTTAGTGTATGTCACAGATCAAGCTAGAAAGATTGCAGAAGCAGATATACAAGCATATCTTAGAGTAGCTCAAAATACCACAGGAGTTCCTTCTGTAGTATTCGTTGGTATTCCATTTACTTTTAAGTATGAATTCACACAATTTCTATATAAAGTTGAGGATATAGCCTCTCAGAATGCTAAACTTCAACTTAGAAATATAAATGTTCTATATAGTAATACAGGATTCTTCAAAATAAAAGTAGATGTAGCACCATATACTATTAAAGTTCCTGATCCAAATGTAATAATTTTAACATCCTCTACTTTAGTAGATACAGATGCAACAGTAATAGTATCAAGTACAACCAATCTTGAGGTCGGAATGGTAGTATCAGGATTCGGAGTTCCTTTAGGAACAACAATTTCTTCTATTAATGCTAATTTAACTCACTTAGAACTTTCTGCTAATGCATATATAAGTAGTTCTACTATTACTCTAACATTTAATTCAGGACAAACTAAGGAGATAACACCTCGTACAGCATACGAAAAAACCTTTAGTGGATTCATTACTAACAGTTCACAGATTAATGAGTATAAACTATTGTCGGGATCATTTAGAAGTTCAATTCTTTCTAGTCCTCAGAATTGTAAAGTATTACTTACTAATGATGAATATCTTCCATGCTCTTTTCAGAGTGCTGAATGGGAAGGATTCCTACACACAAGAGCACAGAGAATATAAATATGAAAATTTATACAGAAGTTATATATCATTGGGATGATGCTAAAGGAGAATTAGTTAAAGAGTCAGAGAAATCTTTTGATTATAATGGACCATTAACTTTA